ATGAAAAAGTGGGTCTATGGAATCATCGCTGCCATCACAGTACTGGGCGCTGTGACAATGCTAAAAACTAACTTGGCTTTGGCGCCAGCACAAACTGTGCAGGCAAAAGCCAAGAAGACGAAACCAGTGAAGGTAACAACGAAGAAAAAGCTGACTAAGTACCTGAAAAAGACTAAGAATGCTGGTTCCATCGTTAAAGGAGTCGCCATCGTTAAAGGCGTGACAACCATCAAAGTCAAAGATGTGGCAGACTTAAAACCTGTGTATTTCGAGTATTTAGCCAATATCTTAGGCCGCGCCAAGAAAACGCCATTGGCCAAAAACGGTCTCGGTATCGTTCAGACTAATGAATACATGGACGGTAACGGCAAGAAAGACAACATGCTTGAATTTAGCTTCTTCTTCGCTCCGGCTGATTTGGAGAAGCTCGATTTTGCAAATTGGGGGCACGTTGTTTACCGGAATCCAACTCAATTCTACAACAGCGCCACAGGCTACTATTTAATGACGGAATTCGTTAAACAAGCCAAGCAAACAAAGAAATTCATGCCAAACAGCGATCTCATGAAGTATGACGATCAGGGCATGAGCGTCAACTATATGGACAAGTACGGCGCATAGACTCGCGTAAAGCGCGCCTGAATCCACACGCCCGAATCAGAACATATGGTATCATGCCAAAAGCACTTCAAAAGTTTGGGGAAAGAAGATGATTAGGTTGGATATACTTTTATTTGTATTGCTGGTAATTGCACTGATTGCCAGTGTAGCAGGGTTTGTCTTAGTGTTAGTGGCCTTTGTTCAAAAGCGGCCGATGAAACGCGCACTAATTGTATTGGGGAGCAGCCTCGCAGTTCTACTCCTATCATTTGCAGGTCTTGGCATTTACCAGGCCCATGAAGATCAGGTCGCGGCGGAAAAAGCTCGAGTTGCTAGAGCTGAGCGTAAGAAACTCGACAAAGAATTTCACAGCACTTACCATGACATGGGCGTTGCTGCGTATACCGCAGCCGGGTCAGCAGAAGACCTAGCTGACAAGGTCCAAAGTACTTGGGGCGACGCTATTTTCGATGATGGCGGTGCAACGGTGGCTGGAAAGCAGTACACGAATTTTAATGATGCTATTCCGGCTCTGCTAGTGAGCGAATCCGACACGATCACAAAAATTACTGACGCAGAAGACGAGATGGACACTGCACTTTCGCAGATGAAAAAGTATCAGACTAAGAACACAAAAGACGACTATGCCAAATCAAAAGAGCTGGTCAGAGAAGTGAAAAAGTTGGATTCAATGGCTACGAGCCCTACCGGATCCTATCAAGACTATGGAAGTAATTTTAACGACCAAGATACAAAGGTCGCCGATTTAGCTAATAATCGTTAAGCGGATTAACCAAACCTGCTGATGCGCTCCAGACGGAATAAAGCGGCCTTGGCGATCAGACTCCCAATTGATTTTTCCGTTCATGAAAAGTATTATAGCAACGTATACAAGAAAAAAGATTAGCTAATCATTCGAAATCAATCAAAATAATCTCAACTTGCATATTCGTAAGAGGTAGAGTGCTTGAACTGATTTCGCCATGATTAGCTTTTTTTGTGCGGTTTAACCGCTTGGTTGGGGCATTTGTGATTACTATTAAGGGGTAAGAAAATGAAGCTTTGGCGTACAACAATTTTATTAACACTGGGACTGGCACTGGCCGCTTGCGGCACCCAGCAGCCTAAAAAGGCAGCAAGTTCCAGCTCAGCCGTCTCATCATCAAGTAAAAAGAAAGCGCCCACCGGCGTGAAATTGGCGTGGAATAGCGATAAAGCGCAGAAGCTCGACGCCTTTATGAACGACTTCGGCCCAACGAAAAATCAGAGCTTCACCAGAGCTGGGCGTAAATCTCATACTAAATGGCAAGGGCTGGATCTAAGCAAAGTCTACGCTGCCAAGCGGCCAATCAGCATTAACGACAAGAAAACGTCGGTCACCTGGCTGCCTAAAGACAATCATGGCAGCAAAACCCACCAGAATGTCGTGGCCGTTTATGCTGACGATGAGGCCAAAGTGCTTTTCCTGTTCACGCTGACCGCAAAGAAGCACACGCGCGTCCTGATCAGTCAAGAAGTGCCCAAAGGCAACGTCATCAGCACGGTTGACACAACAAACGATAACGTTAAAAAAGGTTTTGCAGACATCGCGGCCGGTCGCCCTGCAACAATGACAAGCAAAGCGGTCGCTGCATCAGCTTCAGCAACCTCGAGCAGTACCGCTTCCTCAAGCAGCGCTGCACCTGCGAAATCAGGTCACAAGCCAGTCTTTGGCAGCCAATTTTTTCACACCTGGTACACAGCTGATCAGGATCAGTCACCCACGCTTTCGTTCACTGCTAATTCAATCACTGAGGATGGTGTGAGCCAACCGGTCTACGATTCGTCCGAAGAGAGTCAGAGCGACTTAGATATCGCCCAAAACGCCGGTGATAATCCCGACCCAGTTAGAGGTAGCTGGGGCTCAGCCTCGGAAAGTGCAGACGGCACCAGTGTTGCTGTAAGAGGTTGGTATCAGGCAAACGGTGGCCCTGCCGGCTATAAAATCTACACCATGAACCTCGGCGGTCAGTCAACAAAGGTCCTTGAAACCAGCGAGGGCGCCGGTTGGCACGTCGCCAACTACTTCCTCACCCAAGATCTAGCTAATCAGTATCAAAATCAGATCTTCCCTGGTGAGCCGCCGACTGCCTACTAATTTTGTTGCAGTGGGAAAAGTTAAACATCGAACAACTATGAGGGTGGATAACAATGAAATTATGGCGCACAACAATACTATTAACTTTGGGCCTGGCACTAGCTGCTTGCGGCAACCAGCAGCCCAAGAAAGCAGCCAGTTCAAGTTCGGCTGTCTCGTCTTCCATCAGCAAAAAAGCGAAGACTGGCGTGAAACTTGCCTGGAATGCTGACAAAGCGCAGAAACTAGACGCATTCATGAAGGACTTCGGCTCAACCAAAAGCCAGACCTTTACTAGAGCTGACCGCAGCGCACACACCAAGTGGCAGGGTCTGGATTTGACTCAGATTTACAAGGCCAAGCGGTCAATCACGATTGACGATACAAAGACGGCCGTCACTTGGTTGCCCAAAAAAGGCCAGGCCAGCAAAATTCGGCAGAACGTCGTCGCAGTTTACGCAGATGATCAGGCGACTGTCTTATTCCTTTTCATGTTAACCGCGAAGGGGCAAACCCAGGTGCTGATCAGTCAGTCCGCGCCAAAGGGCAAGACCATCTCCACCACTGAGACCACAAACGAGAACGTCAAAAAGGGCTTCGCTGATATTGCCGCTGGCCGGCCTGCAGCCTTAACCAGCAAAGCGATTGCCTCGTCTAGCTCAAGTGCTGCGACAAGCAGCAAGGCCTCCCCGCAAAAGGCCACCCACGCCGCCGTATTCAATGCCAGTTTTCAAGCCAACACTTGGTACACTAACGACAACGACAGCGCCGATACGATTTCATTCGGAGCAAATTCCATCACTGAAGCTGGATCCGTGATGCCTGTCTACTGGCGCTCAGAGCGGACTGGCACGGACAAAGCTTGGGATGAAGGTACCAGCACTGTCGAGGATCAATCCAAAGAGGGTTGGGGAGTCGCCGATCCACAAGGCGCTTGGGTCGATATACGCGGTTGGTACCAGAGCGCTGGTGACGGTCAATCCTATCGAATCGTGAGCCAAAACTTAGGCGGTCAAAATGTGCCCGTTTTGGAAACCGCCGGTGGTGCAGGTCTCTGGCTTAATAGTAATTATTACCCGACTCAAGAATTGGCAACTCAGTATCAGGACACGGTTTTCTCTGACGAAAATTCACAAGATTAACAGCTAACTAAATTTGGTCACACAAAGCACCTGCTAAAAATAGCAGGCGTTTTTGTGTGACCAGCATCTCGTCTCCGCCGATGGCAAAACCGCAAGCCACCGAAGCGGACATGACGCAAGCATAATTCTCTACAGATCAACATGTTACTCACAGCACCCCCACAAGCGCAGTTATATGCGTTTGTGGGGGTGCTTTTACCCACTTAAAGGCTATTTTTATCCAGTTGCGGAAAAGTAGATTAAACAAGAAGTGATGTCGACTTGAAAGGCGTCCCTGAGTAAACAATCAATCGTCGCCAGTTTAGCTATGGTTCCAGATAACGACTCAAGTTCGTGTGAAGCTTGAAGACAAACGGAACGCAAAGCGGGGCGAGATAACTTACCCTGTCCATTGAGGATATTTTAGCCTTTTTAAAGAGTTGCCGAAATAAGTTCCATGTGAAACATCGTCACCGTTCACAAATCTAATACTAAAACCACTGCGGCATGGCTTTGCCCGTTATCATCGCGCCAGGTCGTTGCCTGCTCAGCACTTTCCTTGAATCCCACCTTGGCATATACATGCAGGGCCACCTCATTTGCAGCATCAACCTCGATGACGACATGTTTCGCGCCCCGTGCGCGGGCCACCGCAGGTAAATGCTCACGCAAAACTTGGGTCCCAAAGCCTTTTCGCTGGCAATCGAAGTCCCCAATCGTGATATCAAACGTCAGTGTGTCTGGCGTTTTGAGGCTGTAGATAAATTCGCCGATTGGCTGATCATCGAGCAGAATAATGTCCCAGCCCGCGCCCGGACGCAACATATCTCGGGCCACCGTAGCCGCGATCCGGTCAGTAGTTTTAATGATTCCATTTGGAAAACCAACCGGCGCCATCACCCGAGGATCCCTGTACCAGGAAGCCATCACGGGATAGTCATTGGCGTTAACTGGTCTGTAAGATAATTTTTCCATCAATAACTCCCTTCAGGTGGCACGTCAACAAATTCTGACTTGGTCAAAGCACTACCCCGTGAGGACCTTCGCTGTGGTCCCATATAAGCGGATAACACTGAGAAGCGGCTGTTCATCCCCCAGCCCAGCCGTTGTAATGTCTCATATTTATAGCTTTACAGCCAAGCAACAGCCGCACTACCCTGAATTATTAAGTCTAACCGTTCCTATTCGTATTTAAGACTCACTCAAAAATCCCGGAGATACTTAAGCGAAGAAAACTCTGTATGATTGCAGTAAGTATAACAGTTCAGGGCCATCGCCTGTATCATACTGGAATTCCATCACGTGAAATTCAGAACAAAAAAATGCCTCATCAGCCGAAGCCGATGAGGTACGAGTTGTTGCCTTCTGGGTGGTCAGGGGAAACGTAACTGTTTCACATGAAACGCCTTAGCCATGCGGCCTAGAGCTGTTACCAACCAGCCTTAAAACTCCCGTGGTTTTCTCTGTGGTTTTCTAATTCAATTTTGCATATATTTGGCAAGTGCAGCAGTGGCCTCCGATTCTTGTTTCGCGCTGACATGAGCATACACGCCAAGCGTAATAGTCGGATCAGTGTGCCCGACCAACTTCTGTACCGAAGTGACAGGAACGCCGGCAATCAACAAGTTTGATATAAAACTGTGCCGAAACCCGTGGATAGTGATCCTTGGGGTGAGGTCATTATCATCTTGAATTTTATGTAGACGCTTTGAGGGCGTGTTCAATGACTGATAACCGTTTTTAGTATTGGTGAACAACAACTGGTCAGGCCCAATAGTATTGATGCCCAGTCTTAAGAACGATTTCTGCTGAATTCTGCGCCATCGCTTCAAGTACGCAATCGTTTGGTTGTCTACCGGAATTGTACGCCGCCCCGCTCGCGTCTTTGGCGCCTGAACTATTTGCCGTCCCTTATCGCCTTGCGTCAGTGTCTTGTTGACCTTCACGCTGTTGTCTTTGAAACTGACATCGTTCCAAGTCAACGCTAGTAACTCACCACGTCGAACACCGGTATAGGCTAATACCCTAAACATGACGAAAATGTCGAAGTGAGCTGCTTGGTCAATGCAAGAAAAGAAATGATTCATCTGTTCCTTAGTCCAGAAGTTCTCAGGCTCATCACCCGCCAGATCGTCATGGTGCGGTAGCACAACGGCTTTGGCTGGATTCTTGTCCATATACCCTTGCCGAACTGCATAGTCCATAACCGATGAAACATAGTTATACCAACGCTTATAGTTCGCTGACGTGAACTCGAACCACTGTTTGACAGCCTTCTGAACGTCCTTAGTGGTTATAGTGGCGATCCGCTTATCACCAAATGCCGGTAGAATATGGTTGTCAAACATGCCAGCCGTTCGGGCCCACGTAGATTCTCTTACCGTATTAATATAGTTTCCATACCACTCCTCATATACATCCCGAAAGAACACGGGTGTTGGCTTTTCTTCTTCTAAGTCACCGTTGCTGATTGCTAGTTCAAGTCTAGCTGCTGCAACAGTGGCTTCTTTTTTTGTCTTAAACCCTCGCCGCACCTTGTACTTCTTGTGGCCAGTCTGTGGATCATTACCAGCAAAGACCTGAACGCGCCAGAACTCTTTGCCGTCTTTCGTTGCGTACTTTTTAATTGATGCCATTTGCTTTCTCCTATCCGTCACGCTGGGCAGGCGGTGTTAGATTGGAGAGTTTTACTCAAATTCGAGTAAAAGGTGGCGGCCTAAAATTAGGCCATGATATTAGATATAGAAATTAAGCGTGTTTTGCCGTTACTGCATCTAGAAGCTGTTCAAAAGAACTCATGAATTCAGACTTGACGTAGTCGACTTGCCCATCGTTCTTAACGATTGAACGTAATCCACTTAACAAAGCACCAAATGATGCCGACAGACCCCTATCCGAATGAAAACCATTGTAGAAAGCAGTACAGAGCTGAATTGCATCATTGATGGTCAGCATCTCAAAAGTATCCATATTTTCTAAATCGAGGTTTTCAATACTATTAACTAACTGATTCATGGCGCGCAGGCGCATTTGATTCAGGGATTCAGTGGTGCTCATGGACTTTTTGATAGCAGATAATACTTTTTCTGCATCTTCTGGAGTTTTATTTCCATGTTTATAGTCATCAATAATTTTTTTTAGTTCTCGATTAGTCATCGTATGTGCGATGGTTTCATCAATTGCGATTGGATCACTCGATATCCCTTGGAGATACGGAATTGAAACTCCTAAAACATTCGACAATTTTTGCCAAGTGTCGATTTTGGGCTCTCGGCTATTGTTCTCATAAAGGCTTATTGATTGACGTGTAACCCCGATCCTTTTAGCGAGATCAGCTTGAGATAAGCCTTTGTCTTTTCTGGCTTTCAAAATGTTATTTTGCATCTAATTACCACCTCTCTTTCTCGTTATCATAAAATTTTCTGCACGAAGTTGCAACTAATTGTTGACAGCAACATAATGTTGCAATAAGCTATAGATATCAAAGCAACAACTTGTTGCCGTGGAGGTGAAATGATATGGCTTCAATGAAAGCAGAACTAGTATTGTCAGAAGACTTTGACAAGCAGCTACAAGATCGTATTCATCAGGAAGTGATCCAAGCGGTTAGTAAACTTGCACCACAATATGATGAGCCTAAAAAGCTGAACATCGGTCAAGCAGCGGTTTATGCCGGTGTGGCTCGTAACACACTTTTGTCTTGGACTAGGAAAGGTTTGCCGATGCAAGTGGTTGGTGGCGTTAAGCGGATCAATACCGTAGACATCGACGAATACATGAAGAACAACGGCAAGTAACCAGCTGGGCAGGCGGGCATGTAAGCAACTTATGACAGGCGCAGGAGCGTCAGAAAGGCACAACATCATGAAACTATTCAGTAAAGAAGAGATGGCACTAGACCGCGAACTCGGAGACTTGATGGACGACATTAACCTCAACATTCTGGCTATTACAGAAGGCAGTACTGTCACGGTTGATGGCAAGGATATTTTAAATAGCGAGTTGGCCGTTACGACTGCAAAAGAGCTGCTGCGGGTATCGGAGATCCTAAAGCTGTATGAAAACGAGGAGGACGCTGATGATTAACATCATTACGTGGCTACTAAGCCACCCAATCACCGTCCCGGCACTCTGCATGGCGTTCCTGATCGGGGCCGTCTGCGGTGCTTACGTTCAATTCTCGGAGGACGATCGTCATGCCAAAAATGGTTAGCACAAAATATGGCTGGCAATGGCGAGACTACGTGCAAGCCGATGCCGAGTGTGATCGGTACTGGCAAGCGCAAAAAGCCGAGAAACGCTCACTAAATGAGGCCACAAAAAAATCGCCAAGAGCGGCAACTCAAGGCGAGAAAAAGACAAGCGAAAAGATCTATATTCCTTTCTAGCTTGCCTTTATAAGTCGATTATGTCAACAAAATGGAGGCAATTATGATGGAAAAAGTTTCAACTGCTGTTAAGAAGCCGTTAGATTTGAGCGATACGTTGTATGAATTGCGCAAGGCAAAAGGATCCTTGCTCGCCCTTTGCGATGAGCTAGATGAGTTCGGCAGCTTGGTTTGCCGGTTCGATGACGATCACTCGCACGACAATGCAGTATGGATAGCTTTAGAGGCTTCACGTGACTTTGATACGTGGAAATGTCTAATCTTTTGTGCTCGGGATATTATCACCGACCAGATTACCGCTATTGACCCTCCAGAAGCTGATGAGGGGGAAAAATGATGAAGAAAGATTACTATACAACCGCACAGGCACTTTTAAGCGACACCAGCGCTATGATGAATATTTTACGCCACAGAATTGACGATGAAGACCAGTCATCACTGGCCGACACAATCGCAGACATGATCATCGACGCTCGCCGTCTACTTCTGGAAGGCGGTGACCCCGATGCCGACAATGCTTGAGATGGCCCTCTCGTACCAGCAACACGGCTTTGCAGTCTATCCCCTAGCACCAGGCACCAGAACGCCGCTCAAAGGCTCACACGGGTATAAGGACGCTACCACGGACCCTAAGCAAGCCGAGGCATGGTGGGGTGAACACCCTGACTGCAATATCGGCTTAGGACTTGACGGCATGCTGGTATTCGACATTGACATGGGCCACAAGAGTGCCGCTGATGGCAATGAATCGCTTGCAAAACTAAGCGCTGATGGGCGCGCTGGCCAGATACCGTCTACCTATATTGAAACTACCCCAAACGGTGGACTTCATATGTTCTTCACCTACCCCAAGAATATCAAGCTAACTAGTCGGGCCGATCTGTTCTCCAAGTCTGGAGAGAAAACTGGTCTCGATTACACGGCGCTGGGCGTGCCCGTCTATCCCAGCATGCGAGACAGCGGCATGTATAAACCACTAAAAGGCCACAAGCTGACCACGGTTGCCCCTGCTCCGCAGTGGCTGCTAGACGAGATTAACCGATATAGAGGACCCGTTGTCGGATCATACCGCACTGATCCGGATTCATGGTTTGGCAACTTCATCAATCGACTTGTAGATGGTTCAGACGAAGGAAACCGAAATCAGTGGTTGGCCAGCATTGCCGGTTCAGTCTTTCGGTCGGGTGCTGATCCAGATAACTGTGCGGATCTAATTCAAACTATCAACCAGCGCTATGTTCGCCCTCCCTTGCCTAATGGCGAGCTAGTTAAGATCATCAAGTCAATCAGCAAGCGCGAAATTGCGCGCCGCAGTTAGGGGGTGAAGCATACGGACAGCTTAAAGGAAGAACTAAACAAGTCGCCAGAGTTTACCCGGCTCAAGGCGATCTCTAAAAGCTCATTAGAACCATTTGACGTGAACAAGTATCCAGAGCCTCAAGATAAGACCGAGAAAGGTATTCGGGCATATAACAAACAGCTTGCTGCCAAGTTACCGAACTGGTTAAGAGTTTGGTTTCAAGCCGAGCAGCGCGATGAAGACGATCCCCAAAACGTAACCATTCATCGGAATATCAAGGTGGACTTTCTCACCTACGGCTACCACTTCATGGATAAAACACGAGTAGAGAGTTTTCCCGGGTTGAGTGAAGGCGCGATATATGAGCCCAGTAAAGGGACGTGGCGCACATTTGGCAAGGGTGAGTTCACTAAGACCACCGAGAGCAGAACCACCAAAGAGATGCTCAAATGGGGGCTGTATCGTGAGAGTGATATTACGGGTGCCAGACGGTTCCTACAGCGCATCAGCTACAACGAGGACTATGGTAAGCGATCACCATTTGATGAGAACCCACATCCAGAACTAGTTGCATTCACCAACGGAACATACAGCATACTGACCAATAAGATGCAGGAAAGTAGCGCTGACAATTACATGCTGAACGCCCATGAGTACGCGGTCGATCCAGATAGGGACGATTGTCCAGAGACTGAACGACTGCTTGCAGCTATGATGGGCGATGCCGCGATCACATTCGAGGAATTCATCGGTTATATGTTCTACCGGTCATATCACCCATTCCAAGAGTTCTTATGGCTATATGGGACTGGTGGCGAAGGTAAAAGCACTCTCATTCGTCGTATTACCAACCTTATCGGGAAAGACAACGTATCAGCATCAAAGCCGGCAGACCTAGCCAATGGAGAACGTCGTTTTGAAACGGCCAATCTATACGGCAAAGAAGCAAACATCGTGGCCGACGTTGGCACAGACTACCTCAAGAGTACAGCCGCGATCAAGTCCCTAACTGGTGGCGACTATATACCGGCCGAGTTCAAAGGCATTCAGAACTTTAAGTTTATGAACTATGCCAAGCTACTATTCAGCGCTAACGAGATGCCAGCATTCAGCGACCACAGCACCGGGTTCGCTGATCGTGTCATCGTTATCAAGATGATCAACGGCGACACCCGGCACACACACTGGTGGGATCAGTTCGACGACACCAAAATGGACGAAGAAACACCACGTTTTGCCATGAAGTGCATGCACATGTTTGCCAAGGCGCTTAAAAGCGGTGGCCTGACAAAACCTGATTCGGTAGTAAACGCAAGCCAAGAGTGGCTGGACGCAAACGACCACTTCAAAGAGTTCCTAGACCAGTATGCCGAGATCAACCTAGAAGATGATCGTGGCGAGGCCTCTACAGTGGTTACTGCCGAATACAAGCGCTTTTGCCAAGACAACAACTATATGGACAGAACGACGACACAAGCCATAACCAAGAAGCTCGATGCCTACGGAGTGAAAAAGGTAAGCAGCCGCAGAGGGTTTGACAATGACACCGGTAGTACACGGCGATACATCGGTTTGCGTCTAACGGGATCACTGCTAAATCCAAGATTCAACTGAAAACAAAATGAATGCCGATATTTTCTGCACTTTGGTGACAGCCTTACTCGCTCAAGGGATTAGCACGAATATTTTTGGTGACGGGCGTCACCGAACTTCGGTGACAATCGTTCAATCCTTACGCGCTCAACGAATACAGAAAAACAAGTTCGGTGACAGTTACTATCAATCCTGTGTCACCAAAACTTCGGTGACACGTTACCGAAAACATTTGAAGTTCGGTGACAGTATAACGTTGATATATAGGCGTTTATAAGTGCTTGTCACCGAAGTACCGAAAATTCTGCGATTTTACCAAATTATTTTGCCCGTCTGTTAGAGACAGTCGGAACACGAAAGGAAGAAAAATTATGGACACAGTATGGGAAGTATTTCATGGACAGAGTTTAAAAGAAATCGTTGATCAGGCACATCAGGACATGCCAACGCCATATCACGCAACACATGTTAGTGTTCAGTACCTCAACAATGAATGGGTGGTTACGGTATTGGGCGAACTCGACAAGGAGGAATAGCATGAAGAACTATTCAATTGCCCGTCTGAACAAGGTGGCTGAAATCGGTAAGACAGTTAATCACAGGACTGGCGCAGGTATTAACATCTCTACATTTGAGCCGACTGGCACCCTGTTCTATGGATCATATAACCGCACCGTTACACAGACCTACCAGATCACTGGCACAGACTTAGAGGACACCATTGCCATCGTGGTACGTCACACTGACGCACTAGACGACAGCATGATGATAAAGCTGAACAGCACACTGTACACAATTAAGTCTATTGCCTATGACGATGATCCGAACGCGTTTGATATTGTGACGCTCAAGAAGACAACCAAAGGAGCTTAGAACTATGAAACTATTTGAATATACTGCGTATCAAGGAGAACTAAACGGTATCATCGACAAGTTCATGATGTTACACAGGTGGCAAGTCGGATTCATTCGGGTATTCTCTGCACCAGATAATATGATAACCGTTCAGCTTTACTATCGCGACGATAAGCCTGAACCTGAAATGGCAGGCGTATTGGCATGATCATGAAGCTATGTAACCACGCTGGGTGCAACACCATGGTGCCGTTCAATCAACGGTACTGTGACAAGCACCAGCCAGAACCGCGAGCGTCCGACAACGAACGCTATGCACACCGCAAAGAGATTGGTGGTCGCTACTTCCAATTCTACAAGTCCAAGTCATGGCGCAAGCTGTCGTATTCCTATCGCCTAGCACATCCGCTGTGTGAACGATGCAAGGCCAACGGCTTATACGTGCAAGCTGACGTCGTAGATCATATTGTACCGATACGTGTGGACTGGAGCCGACGCTTCGACGAGAGCAACTTACAAAGTCTGTGTAATGCTTGCCATGGCGTGAAGACGAAAGTCGAAGACGCCGCACACTATCCCCATCTAGTTATGGGGGCTAGGTCATGTAATCACGGGGACCAAGCATCCCAGATTAACCATTGAAAATCAGTGATTACCGTAATTAATTATGTAAACTAGAAAATTCGTGTTATAATTATATTAGATAAGTCTAATCCAAATTATAAAGAAAGGACGCGATAGCAATGGGCGCACCACTGAAATCTATTACCCAAATGCGTGGCACGATGAGCAAGAAGAAGCTCGCAGACCGGCGTGACATGGAAGAATCGCTGTTCACCTATCAAGAATTAGTTGAGCAGCCCCCTGCATGGCTTGATGACTATGCCGTGACCGAGTGGCAACGTATTGTGCCGTTACTCAAGAAGGACATTCCAGTGAGCGAACTGGACGCTGCCCTGATTGCCAGTCACTGCCAAGCCTATTCTGACATTCAGAAAGCGGCCGAGCTTGTAAAAGAGCAAGGCATGATGGTTGAAACCACTGATAGCGTGAAAGCCAATCCGGCCGTGAAGATGAAGCTAGATGCCACTAATCAGATGATCCGTATTGATGACTTGCTTGGCTTGTCAGTCTACAGCCGGGCTAAGTTAGCGGTGAAGAGCGAGACTAAGAAGAAGCCTGACGACCCGTTCGCGGAGTTGATAGCCCAATGAACTATGCAACTGAATATACCGACAAGGTAATAAGCGGCGACATCGTGGCCGGCAAGAAAATCAAGCAAGCTGCAAGACGTTATCGGCGGGACCTGAAAGCCAGCAAGCGCAAGAAGAACCCATGGCCGTATTACTTCGATGAGGACTTTGCCAACAAAGCCATTGAATTCATCGAACTGATGCCGGCACGTGATGGGTCACCACTCAAGTTAGAGCTGTTTCAGAAGTGGTTGATTTCAGAGCTGTTCGGCTGGCGTGATAAGGAAACCGGCAACCGCCGGTATGATCGAGCCTACATCAGCATGGCACGCAAGAATGGTAAGAGCTTCCTGATGGCTGATCTAGGTGCGTTGTATCTCCTCATGGAGAACAAGCCAGCCATGAACCGAGAGATCGTCTATACAGCCAACAGCAACGCTCAAGCACACTTAGCATTCGATATGTTGTCTAGCGGCTTACGTCAAGTTTGGAAAGTTTCTACCTCTGTGCGAGAACGTTTGAAGATTAACCGCAACGAGATCATTGACTTGCCGAGCAACAGCCGAGCCGTGCCGCTTGCGTCTGATCTGCACAGCCTAGATGGCTATCAAAGTGACTTGGCTATTATTGATGAGTTCGCCTTAGCTCGTACCGATGAGATTCTACGAACACTCAAATCTGGACAGATCAACAGTGATAACAGTTTACTAGCCGTCATCTCAACGACGGGGCCAGACATGAACGGCCCAATGTATAAGGAATACAAATTCGTTTCCAAAGTCCTAACCGGTCGCGAACAAGCTGATCGGTATTTTATTGCCATTTTTGAGCAGGATAGCAAGGACGAAGCCTTTTCACCAGAGACTTGGGAGAAGTCTAATCCCCTACTGGCTAACGCTGAAAGAGCGAGGACAATGCGGCCTAGCCTGCAAGCAGACGTGGACCTGTCAGCCAAGCAAGGAACATTGCGACCGATCCTCGTCAAGAATTTCAACATGTGGCAATCAGCTAGAGCAGACAGTTACATCAGTCTGGACGACTGGGAGAAAGCTACTATCGAGCCGCCAGACACCAAAGGAAAAGACGTGTATATCGGGCTGGACCTTTCTAAGTCTAGTGACCTGACCAGCATCTCATGGCTAGTTCCAGAAGATGGCTACCTGTATGCTGACAGCCATTCATTCGTGGGGACGAAGTACGGACTGGAAGAGAAAATCAAACGTGACGGGTTCGATTACATCAGCGGCGCCAGCCGTGGCGAGTGCAGCATTACCAAACTCGACAGCGGCATGATCGACTATGACGAGGTGCTACGCTTCATTCTCGACATGATCGAGCGGAACCACTGGAATGTGCGTGCCATCTGTTACGATCCGTGGTCGTTCGGCTACCTACTTCCAGAGTTTGAGAAACGAGACTTGCCAATGGTTGAGGTACGCCAAGGCCAGCGCACGCTGTCAATACCGACTGTGCGGTTCCGTGATGATCTCTTTAACGGCCTACTCAAGCATGCCGACAACCAACTACTAGCCTATGCGGTGAACAACGCCATTCTAAAGTATGACGCCAACAACAACCCGATCATCGACAAGGCGCACAATGCGACACGGATCGATCCCATAGCGGCTTTGATGAATGCTTACACCATTGCCATGGATCAAAACAAAGAAAGCGAGGTAGCGGACAATGACTTTTATTCGGGCGATGACTTCAGCTTTTAACGCACAGACCGTGCTATTACTGCTAGGCATGATCTGTATCGTCACTGGTATCTGGTGGCTGTTCGGGTGTGGCGTTGGCATGGTAGCAATCGGCGCAGCCCTGATCTCCATCGCAGTCATCATCAACTTCAACAAAGGGAGGTGAAACAATGAGCTTTTTCACGAATGACACAACACAACCTCGCGATGACAACAGCGAACCGTTCCTAGATGCCCTTGTCAGCATGACGAGCAACGACAGCGGCGTTTATGTGGGCGTTCATGCTTTGCGAAACTCGGACGTATTTACGGCGGTGCGCGTGATTGCCAGCGACCTCGCGACTAACCCGATTGAATACAATGACAAGCGTATCAGCGTGCTACTTAACAAAGCACCCAATGACCACATGACAGCATGGTCGTTCAAGTTTGCCCTAGTGGCCAACATGCTGCTGAATGGTAATAGCTTCGCACGCGTTACTAAGAACCCTAGCGGGCAAGTCACCGGATTCGAGTTTGTTCCAAACAGCCAAATGGTGGTCAAGCAAGACGATACGACCAGCACTATCAGCTACACGTATACGCCCCAGAATGGTCGCTCACGGCGTTTAAGCGCCAGCGATGTATTGCACTTCAAGTGCTTCACACAAGACGGATACAAGGGCCTATCGCCTCTTTACAGCTTGCATGATGAAGTTCGGGTGCAACATGCGGGACACAAGCTACTCAAAGGCTTCTTCGATACCGGTGTCCAAGGGACTGGCCTACTCAAGGTGAACAAGTCCCAGCTCGATGCCAAGGCCAAGGAGAATATCCGATCAAAGTTTGAGGCTGCTAACAGCGGTGACAATGCCCTCAAGACCATCATTCTCGACAATGATATGGACTACAAGCAACTCGAAGTTAATACTGACGTGCTGAATCTAGTCAATTCCAGCGACTGGACAACGAAACAGATTGCCAAAGCGTTCGGGTTACCACTGGATCGGCTGGGTATCGAAAGCGAGCACTCTAATGCCGTACAGTCAAATTTGATCTATCTGCAAAACACGCTGGTGCAATACTTCACCTGCTTCACTAGTGAGATGGACGCCAAGCTGTCAACGGGTGACAACCGGTTTAGTTTTAACACAGACAAGCTGTTCAGTGCTGACCCCACGACGATGCAAGACCTAGCCATTAAGGGGCTGCAAGGCGGACTGCTGACCACCAATGAAGCACGCGCTAAGTTAAACTTACCCCCAATTCCCGGTGGTGATGAGATCATGGCCAGCCTGAACTATACGCCGCTAAGCAACCTTGTCACTTATCAAGATAAACAGAAAGGAAGTGCGTCAAATGAACAATGATGACGTAGAAAAGCGCCTGAACCCTGACGCTGATCTGACCGCCGCCGAACCTACCACAGCAGACGACAGTCAAGACCAAAAGGATCCAAGCACCGCACCCAATGATACACCCAAGAAGCTCACCGGCTATGCCGTAGTCTTCAATAGTCCAAGCAAGGATCTCGGTGGTTTTAAAGAAGTCGTTGATCCGCACGCATTCGACAATGTGGATCTATCAGACGTCTATATGGTATCTGATCACGATTTTAGCAAGGTCCTCGCCAGCACTAAAGCCGGCACCTTGACCTTAAACGTGGACGATAAAGGCTTGCAGTTTGAAGCAACCTTACCCGATACGACCACAGCCAATGATGCTTATAACAACGTCCAAGCTGGTAACCTGTCAGCTATGAGTTTTACTTTCAATGCTGCGCCAGACGGTGACACGTTCACTAAGGACGACAGTGGCCAAGTGATCCGTACCATCAAGCAAGTCAAGAGCCTGTTTGACGTCTCACTGGTAGCTATTCCAGCGTATGACGATACCAACGTCCAAGTGGACAAACGCAGCTACACTGAGTGGCTGAAAAATAACACTGAACAACCAGAAAAGGGAGATAAAACCATGACTGAAAAAACAATTATCGACAACAAAGAACACACCGAGTCCCGCGCGTATGAAGATTACATTCGTAGCATGGGCGAACAACGTGACGGCCTGACCACGACCACTGCCGGGGCTGTCGTTCCTAAAGAAGTCATCGAAGACGTCTGGAACCTCAAGGAATCCGACTATGACTTGGCTAAATACGTGACGGTAAAGCAAGTTGGTACCCCAGTCGGCACCTACCCGATTGCCCTCACCAACAACGGCGTACTGGCCACCAAGGAAGAACTCGCCGACGTGCCAGAGATCGGTGCAACCCTATTCCGTGGTGTCGATTACAAAGTCGCGACCCGGGCCGGCAAAATCTATCTGTCTAACGAATTGGTAGAAGACAGCGAAGTTGATATTGTTGCCGAGGTTAAGAATCAACTCAAGAAGCTGGTACAAAACACGGACAATAGCAACATTATCAGCGTTCTGACTGGCAAGACGGGCACCAACGATAACTTCAAGCACATCACGGGTACTGGTCTCGATGACATCAAGCAAACATTCAATGTTGAGTTAGATCCAGCACTGTCTCTGTCCGTCATCGTCAATCAGGACGCATTTAACTACCTTGATACCCTGAAAGACAGCGAAGGCCGATACTTGTTACAACCTTCAATCACGGCACCATCAGGCAAGCAGCTGTTCGGTGCACCGGTGATCGTGATTGCTAACAAAGTATTGCCGACTGATAAGGCGGGCACCTATCGGATCATCATCGGAGACTTTTCTCAAGCAATTTTCTTAGCCCAGAAGAACGAAGTCAACACCCAGTGGGAACGGTTCGACAGTTATAGTCAAGGCTTGGCAGTCGTGATCCGCAACGACTATGAAGTTGTTGATCCAGACGCTGCTCGAATTGTTGACATCACACCGGTAACCAAGCCAGCAGCTTAATGAAACAGTCTGGGGTGTACCTTGGGGTACGCCCTATTTTTATATAGGAGATGAGCACATGACTGTCACTACTGATGACATTAAAAATAGCCTGCGTGTGCAGACTGATACTGACGACACACTCATTCAAAACTACATTACAGCCGCTCAAGACTACGTCCACAGTGCGGTAGACAGCACCGCAGACATTGCCAAGATGGAAGAATACTCACAGTTCAACGTCGCCGTGGCGATGATGACCGAATTCTGGTATCAAAACCGGGGTGAGGTCAGCACGGCGAGTCAAGAACCACCGTATTCAGTGGTCAGCATGATCCAGCAGCTACGTGGCTTGTTCGCAGCAGACGTATAGTATCAATAACCAATAGATTATGATATAATTAAGACAGTCCTAGGCGATAAGCGGGTAGATCCGTTTTAACCGACGCACGGCATAGCTAACCGGTGGCGCATTTTACAGACCGTGGCTCATCATCGCGAAGCGTTTGTACTCCGTAGCCACAAAAATAGACAACTTCACCGGCAGATCGTTCTGCTTTGGAAGCTGACTACGTGACTTGCCGTTTTCATCTAGCGGGCAGAAATGCCCGTTTTTTTGTGTGCTGATAATCCGTTATGGGCAAGAGCCATCAGGATTTAAGGTCAATCTAATTGACCTGGAACAATGGAGTTCTAGAAAAGTCCTAAGTGGCTCAAATCCACTTTGAATACGGCGCTGACAGACGCGTTCTGACACAATTTCAACGACTGTTCCTTGAGGTACGGTCGTGGCTGCACTAGACAACGAATATCAGAACCAGTTACTGGCACAAAAATAGCCGTCCATGATGGACGGCCAGAACACCTATCAATCGTGAATCGAATCTTGCAATTTATCTCCAGCCTTGTCGATCCCCTTAGCTGCCCAAATTGTACCAGCTACCAAGACACCACCAACAAGAAAAGTGCTTGCTACCATGAACTTAAAAACCGATTTTAATGCGTCCATAGTCCGACCTCCCGTCAGTCTTTAGATCTGCCAACAAAGAAAGATACAACAGCGACAATAATAACTGCTCCGACTATCGATGGAATTATGGCCATTCCAGCCAACTGAGGACCCCAGTGCCCAAGGAGTGCTTCCCCTAAAGAGGAACCGACAAGGCCAGCAACGATATTTGCAATCCAGCCCATCGATTTGCCCTTGCTAGTGATAGCACCAGCAATTGCACCAATAATAGCACCAACAATTAAAGCCCAAAGAAAATGCAT